ACGCTCCTGCCGGCTCTCGTCGAGCTGATCGCCTACACCGTGACCACCCTGATCGACCAGCTGCCGGCGCTCCTGGACTGCGCTCTCCAGCTGATCATGGGCCTGGCCGATGGCATCCTCGCCGCGCTTCCCGTTCTGATCGAGGCGCTGCCGGAGGTCATCAGCTCCATCGTGCAGTTCCTGATCTCGGCCGTCCCGCAGATCATTGACGCCGGCATCGAGCTCCTGATGGCACTGGTGGACGCCCTGCCCGTCATCATCGACGCGCTGGTAGACGCCCTGCCTCAGATCATCGAGGCCACCGTGACGGCTCTGATCGCCGCAGCGCCTCAGATCGTCGAGGCTGGCATCAAGCTCCTGGGCGCCCTGGTCGAAGCCATCCCGGTCATCGTGGTCGAGCTGGCGAAGGCCGTGCCGGACATCATCACGGCCATCATCGACGTGCTGGCCGAGCTCCCGGATCTGATCAGCGAAGTCTTCGCCGAGATCGTGACGGACCTCGTCGAGTGGGGCACGGATATGGGCAGCAAGGCCCAGAAGCTGATCAGCGACCTCTGCACAAAGGTCTCCAACGTGCTGAGAAACCTGCCGGGGCAGATCTGGACGCACCTGGTCAACGCGGTCACGAGAGTGGTGCAGTGGGGCCAGCAGATGCTCAGCAATGCCTCCACGGCCATGAGCAACCTGCTCAGCAAGGTCAACAGCATCATCCAGCAGCTGCCTGGCAAGATCTGGACGCACCTGGTCAACGCAGTGACCAAGGTCGTGCAGTGGGGCCAGCAGATGCTCAGCAACGCCTCGACCGCAATGAGCAATATGCTCAGCAAGGTCAACAGCATCATCCAGGAGCTGCCCGGAAAGATCTGGACGCACCTGGTCAATGCCGTCAATAAGGTGGTGGCGTGGGGCCAGCAGATGGTCTCCAACGCTTCGACCGCTGCGAGCAATATGCTCAGCAAGGTCGCCAGCACGCTCCAGCAGCTCCCGGGCAAGGTCTGGGACTATCTGAGCCAGGCGGCCCAGAAGGTCGTCACCTGGGGCACTCAGCTGGCTCAGAAGGGCGCCGCAGCGGCGACCCAGCTGTTCAACTCCATCGTCAACGGCCTGGCAAGCCTGCCGAGCAAGATGGCGGAGATCGGCAGCAACATCATCAGCGGCATCTGGAACGGCATCAGCTCCGGCTGGAGCTGGCTGACGAATAAGGTCAGCAGCCTGGCCAGCAGCCTGCTGGACGCTGCAAAGAACGCCCTCGGCATCAACTCCCCGTCCAAAGAGTTCGCGGACGAGGTCGGCCGCTGGATCATGCCCGGCGTGGGCAAGGGCCTGGACAAGACCATGCCCGCAACGCTGAAGGACATGGAAGCCAAGGCCGGCAAGCTCGTCAGCGCCATGCGGGCCGAGATGTCGGCAAGCGCCGGACAGCTCTCCGTCGGAGCTTCGCACGCTGCGGGGCTGAGGATGGCAGGCGCCGGCACTACCGTCTACTATGACAATCGCATGGAGCAGAGCAACACCTACAACGTGCCCGTGGCTACTCCTTCCGAGGTGGCCAAGAAGCAGCGCGAGGCTCTGCGGAACATGGTCGGAGGTGTGAAATGACAGTAAACACATTAACCATCGAGCTGACCTGCAACGGCAAAACCCTCAGAATGGGCCCGGGCGAGGACATTGACATCACTGCCGTGTCCGGCCTGGAGTCCTCCGAGGTGGAGATCAGCACATCAGACAACGCCCTGGTGGACGGGGCGTCTGTCGATGGCAAGAAGATCAAACCGAGGCCGATCCACATCGAGGCCAGCTTCAGAAGCAACAAGAACAACCCGGAAAACCGGGCCAAAGTAATCAAGTTTTTCAATCCGAAGTACACCGGCAAGGCGCTCATCACCAACATGGGCGTCAGCCGCAACATCGAGTACGAGCTGGAGGGCTGGACCTTCGCAGCATCGAAGAACATGGACAGCAAGCTGAAGATCCTGGTGGATCTGATCTGTCCGGACCCTTATATGCTCAATGTGGACAACTTCGGCAAGAACATGGCGAACATCACGCCGCTGTTCTCTTTCCCCTGGATCTCCCTCAGCAAGAGGATGGAGACGGGCAAGCTGGACTACAAGCCGGAAGCCCGTGGCCTTCTCCTGGGCGGCAACACTGCCGGCTACAGAACGCTGAAGAAGGAGGTCGTGCTGAGCAATGACGGAGACGTCCCGACCGGCGTCCAGATCCAGTTCATCGCGACCAGGGGCACCGTGATCAACCCTAAGATCACGAACACCGGCACGGGCCAGTTCATGCGCGTGAATGTCACGATGCAGACCGGCGACGTGCTTCTCATCGACACCAACGACCGGCACCAGGTCATCACTCTGAACGGCGTCAACTACTACCAGCACATCGACCGCCGGAGTGAGCCCTTCAAGCTGGACGTGGGCGACAACTATCTGGAGTACGACGCGGATGGGAACTACACCAACCTGGACGTCAATCTGTTCTACACTCCGAAATATCTGGGGGTGTAGCGCATGAATTTGATCATCCTCGACCAGAACTTCGACACGCTGGGCGTCGTCAGCGTGTTCAATACTCTCATCTGGGACCGGCGCTATTATGCCGCCGGCCTGTTCGAGCTGCACACTCCGGCCGAGTTCTTCGCTCTGATGAACACAGGCCGCTACCTCTACCGGAACGACCGGGAGGAGCTGGGCGTGATCCGCGAGGTCAACTTCGCCAGAGACGCGAAGGGCGCCCGGACGGCCTACTGCAAAGGCTACTTCTCGGAGGAGCTGCTCAACAACCGCGTGCTGAACACTCCGGTCAACGTCTCCGGCACGCCCGAGGCCATCGGCCGGAAACTGGTCGATAGGTTTGCCATCAATCCCGCAGACCCTGACCGGAAGATCCAGCACCTCTCCCTGGGCGATCTGACCGGAGTCGGCACCAGCATCACGGTCACGGCTACCGGCGACAACCTGGGCGACAAGCTCTACGAGGTCGAGAAGACCCAGGAGCTCAGCCATCGCCTGCGCTACGACTACCTGACCAACGCGCTCCGCTTCGAGGTGTGGAAGGGCAAGGACAGAACAGACACCCAGACCGTCAACAGCTGGGCGATCTTCTCCGACAACTTCTACAACGTCAAGAACGCCATCTATGACCGGGACGAGTCAGAGTTCAAGAACTTCGCCTACGTCGCCGGAGAGGGCGAGGGAGCCGCCAGGACCATCGTGGAGGTGGACATCCGCAGCAGCCCTGACGAGGAACGCCGGGAGCTCTATGTGGACGCCCGCGACCTCCAGAGCACCTACCAGGACGACGATGGCAACGAGCACACCTACACCGCCGCGCAATACCAGGCGCTGCTCTGGCAGCGCGGCCTGGAGAAGCTGGCCGAGTACGCCAAGATCGAGACCGTCAACAGTGACGTGGACCCCAACGCCAACCTCACCTACGGCGTGGACTTCGATCTGGGCGATCTCTGCACATACCGCTACGCCGACGTCGGCATCGAGGCCACCAAGCGGATCACCGAGATCCAGGAGGTCTACGAGGGCAGCAAGCAGACCCTCTCCGTCGTCTTCGGCAACGACCAGCTGACCAGCATCACCAAAATCATTCACAGGGAGGTATCTTAACATGGCCATGAGATACGGCTACTTCGACTCCGAGATCACGGGCGTGGACTCCGAAGGTATGCCCATTTTTGACAGGGCTGAGACTTCGGAGCTTTTCCGCCTGCTGTTCTCCAAATTGCTGACCAACGGCGTGCTGGCTAAGCCTGCCGACTGTTTCAAAGTCGTGGCAGGCGACACCGGCCTGAGCGTTACGGTCCGCCCTGGCTTCGGCCTGATCAACGGCGCCTTCGCCTATGATCCCGCCCCCGCCACCTTCCAGCTGGCCGCAGCTCCCACGAGCTACAGCCGCATCGACCGCGTCGTGCTGCGCTGCAACTACCTGGAGCGCCTCTGCGAGATCATCGTGAAGACCGGCACGGCAGCGGCAACGCCCCAGGCTCCGGAGCTCATCCAGCCCGTCAGCGGCGACTACTACGAGCTGGGCCTGGCGAATGTGACGATCAGCGCCAACCAGACCGTCATCACCCAGAGCTCCATCAGCGACACCCGCCCCAACAGCGCAGTCTGCGGCTACATCACCCAGTTCATCGACAGCATCGACACCGAGGCCTTCTATGACCAGTTCAATGCCTTCTATGCTGAATTTGTGGCCAAATCCAACGCCAGCTACTCCCAGTTCGAGCAGATGGCCAGGGCAGCCTATGACGGCTACACGGCCGCCATCGATGAGTATATCGAGGCGCTGGAGAACAAGGGCAACGCAGACCTGACCGCCATCACGGAGGATCTGAAAGAGTTCCAGCGCACCAGCCAGAACGCCTTCAACGAGTGGTTTGCCACCGTGCAGGGCCTTCTGAACGAGGACGTGGCCGGCGAGCTCATCAACAAGACGAGCAACCTGGACGAGCGCCTGACCGCGCTGGAGTACATGATCATCCACAACGATCTGTTCACTCACATCGTTGACGATGACGGCAACCCGATCCTGGACGACGATGGCAACGCGATCATCGGCGACTGGAAATATAAAACCGCATAAGGAGGAACATTATGCAGATTGACGTAACAAACGGCAAACGCTTCACCGAGTACGACGCGCTGGCTGCCGTGGCCAGCGAGGAGGACGTTCTCCTGGTACGACTCGCAGACGGCACAGGCGTCAAGAGGATCCCCCTCAGCGCCATCAAGGCCTTCATCAACGGAGACCTGACCACGCTGGAGACTGAGGACCAGACCAGCCTGATCGCCGCCATCAACGAAGTCTTCGGTCTGGCAGGCACCAACGCCGACGACATCAAAACCCTGAAGGAGCTGACCAAGATGCTCGGCCAGACCGGTGCATCCAGAGCCAACTCCTTCATCTACGAGCACAGCCTCGGCACCAGCTTCACCGCCGAGCAGTCCGCCGACATCCGTGCCGGCAAGTTCGAGCTGGTCCGCACCGGCGGCTACTGGACCATCAACGGCCGCAAATACTGGGCCGCCCATGCAGACTACCGCTACCGCTGCGGCGACACCGAGCTCACCACTCACCATATGCTGGTCATCCCTGACGTGGCCCTTTATTCCGGCGTGATGAACGACGCCAACGACACGACCGGCTCCTACTACGGCAGCAAGATGAAGACCTCCGGCCTGGCTGATGCTCTGGCCACCGTCAAGGCCGACTTCGGCGCGGATCACATCCTGACTCACAGGATCATCCTGCCCAACGCTGTCAGCAACGGCGCCAGCTCTGGCTGGGCGTGGTATGACAGCCAGATCGACCTGATGAACGAGAAGATGGTCTACGGCTCCCACGCATGGGGCGGCGGAGCGCAGAACGGCTACGACACCGGCATCGACAAGAGCCAGCTGGCATTGTTCCAGGCACGCCCGGATCTGATCACTACCAGAGGCGCCTACTGGCTGAGAGACGTCCGGTCCGCGACGACTTTCTGCACTGTCCTCAACGGCGGCGCTGCCCCCGGCTGGAGCGCCTCGGACTCCCTCGGCGTCCGCCCGGCTTTCCTGATCTATTGATCAAAAATCCCGGCCCCTTGTGGGCCGGGTAAATCTAATCAAGGAGATAAGATAGCGTGTCAGACATCCCTAAAAGTAAACGGGCCCATTCTAATCTGGAAGCGCACCACCAGGCTCTCGCAGTCCGTCGGATGATCTCCGTGGAGCTGCTCAGCAGCTTCGCCTACAGCGAGAAGAAGCTGGAGGCGGCCATCAAGAAGCAGACCGCGCACATCCAGGACCCGGAGCACAAGAAGGACGTCGCCGAGGCCATCCGCAGCCTGGAGAACGACTACGCCTGCTGGTTTATCAAGAGGCACCGCGACCGCGTGGACGATCTCGCCTGCGCCATCGCTCAGCACATCAGGGCGGCCAATACCATCTGGCCCTCCTACCGTGTCGAGTACCTGGACAGACGCGACGAGCTCAACCAGGCGCTGAAGTGCTGCAACCAGCTCCAGGACGAGCTCCAGTACATCGCCGAGGCGCTGCCGGCTGACAAAAACCGGTATATGAACATCGTGCTCGAAGTCGAGAAGCTGTTCAACATGGTGAAGAAGCTCCGGCAGTCCGACAACCGCTTCCTGAAGCACCTGAAAGATTAACACCCTATAGGGTGGCCTCTGTTTGTGCCGTCCAGTCCGCGACGAATTTCTGCAATGTCAACAACAACGGCAATGCCAACAACTGGAACGCCTCGAACTCCATCGGCGTCCGCCCGGATTTCACAACCGCACTACATTCTACGGGCAAGCTCCCGCGTGCGGCTATGGGAAAGGAGAGGCCATCCGTCCAGCGGGATCAGCTGGTAAATGCTAACCAGGACGCTCCCGGTTACGACCGATGGGGCTATCGCGTGGTTTTTATGAATGTATTTTATGATGCAAATTTAATATACGACGCCGGCACCAAGGCCATGAAAAGCAGCAAATTCAAACGCAGCACGCAGATGTTCGAGATGACGCAGCTCCTCACCACGGCCCACATCCGGCGCGACTTTATGAGCGGAGACTACCGCCCAGACCCCGGGAACAAGTTCCCGATCAACGAGCGCGGGCATCAGCGCTTTATCACCAGCAACACCATGGTGGACAAGACCGTCAACCACCTCTTTTGTGACGAGGTCCTGACGCCGGCGATCAGCAAGTACCTGATCTACGACAACGGCGCCTCGCAGAAGGACAAGGGCGTGGCCTTCCACCGCCGGCGCTTCGAGGCTCACCTGCACCAGTATTACATGGAGCACGGATCCAACGAGGGCTACATCCTGCTGGTGGACTATTCTGGCTATTATGCCAACATCCCGCACGACAAGTGCATCGAGGTCCTCGACTACTTTCTGGAGCGCGAGGTCGAAGATCCGGAGACGCTGCTGATCTCTGAGATGCTGACGCGCCTGATCTTCAAGACCTTCGAGCAGGACGTCTCCCGCTTCTCCGATGAGGAGATCGCGGCCATGATGGCCGGCAAGGTCAACCCGATGCTCAACTGCGGCGTGGATCCGGAGCTGCTGACCGGCGAGAAGATGCTCAGGAAGGGCGTGGACATAGGCTCGCAGCCTTCCCAGAACATCGGCATCATCTACCCGTACCGGGTGGACAACTATGCCAAGATCGTCAGAGGCATCAAACACTACGCCCGCTACACCGACGACTTCTATGCGGTCTCAGACTCCAAGGAGTTCCTGGTGAGCGTGCTGGAAGGTTTCAGGAAGGAGGCGGCAGAGTATGGGCTGATTATCAACGAAAAGAAGACCCGGATCGTGAAGCTCTCCTCCCAGTTCAGACACCTGCAGGTGTGCTACTCACTGACGGAGTCCGGCCGCCTGATCCGGAAGATCCACCCGAAGAACATCACCCGGGAACGCCGGAAGCTGAAGGCGTACAAGCGCCTGCTGGACGCCGGCCGGATCGACTACCCAACCGTCGAGAACTCGTTCAAGTCCTGGCTGGGCAGTCACTACAAAATTATGTCACACGACCAAATCTACAACATGAGCAGCCTCTACTATGAGCTGTTCGGAAGGAGACCAAAATGGAAAAAAGGACATGGAAGATTACACTGGCTGATGGCACATCCCTCGACGGCCTCGACCTCAACGGGAATCAGCTCCACCGCTGTCACCGAGGACACCTTCGCCGGCAAACTCTCCAGCGTGACCATCGAGGGGCCCGACGGCACCGAGATCCACGAGGACATGAAGCTGGTGCAGATCACCAAGGTCAGCGCCAAGGCCTACTGGTTTATCCTGGCCGATAAGACGGCCGAGGAGAAGCAGAAGGAGCTCGTCGCCGCTGCTCTGGCTACCAACGTCAACAGCATCACCGACCTCCAGCTGGCTCTGGCTGAGGTCTACGAAATGATCATCGGAGGTATTTAATTATGGCTAAAGTTTACGCCGCCCTCATCAAGAAGGGCCTCAAAACCATCGACGACGTGCCTGAAAATCTGCGCGACGAAGTCCGCGCACTCCTGGAGGAGTAAGATGATCCGGCGCTTCAGATCCTGGCTCAGAAAGGTGGTGAACAACATGGCAGTCATCTACGTCGCCCTGATCGTCAAGGGCAAGCGTACCTACGACAGCGTCCCTGACCTGATCAAGCCCCAGGTCAAGGAGATGCTGATCGACCTGGAACTGGCGGAGCTCGTCACTGAGTAAAGCCCACAACGCCCCCACGGAGATCTCCGTGGGGGCGTAATTCTAAGCAAGGAGCAACTAAGAGATGAAAAAACAAAACAGCATGGAGGGACCTCGCCGATGACTCCCGACCAGCTCACCAACATCATCATCGCGCTGATCGCAGGTCTGACCGGCTCCGGAGGCTGCTCCGTGATCCTCTACCTGCTCCAGCGCCGTGACAAGAAAAAGGACGGCCGCACCGAGGAGGACAAGCAGCGCGACGAGGCGATGAAGCGCCAGAGCAAGCTGCTCCTCGGTCTGGCCCATGGTCGCATCGTCTACCTGGGCTGCTGCTACATCGAGCGCGGCTACATCACCAAGGACGAGTACGAAAACCTGCACGACTACCTCTACGAGCCATATCTGGCCGAGGGTGGAAACGGCACCGCTAAAAAAGTTATGTCGGAGGTGGAGCGTCTGCCTCTGCACGAAAATCAAGGAGGATTACACCATGAAGAAAATCGACT